GAGGATCTGGCCAAACGATTGGATACCAACATTACATCATGTAATACAATCTTATGATACAGCTTTCTTGAAAAAAGAGACAGCGGATTACTCAGCTATTACAACATGGGGTGTATTCTATCCTGATGAAGATCAACCCGCTAATCTGATGTTATTAGATGCTGTAAAAGGCAGATATGAGTTTCCAGAACTTAGACGTTTAGCACTAGATCAGTACAAATACTGGCAACCAGAATCTGTTATTGTTGAGGCAAAAGCAAGTGGTTTGCCACTTACATACGAATTACGGAACATGGATATACCTGTAGTAAACTTCACACCGTCAAAAGGCAACGATAAGCACGCCCGTGTAAATGCTGTTGCACCTTTATTTGAATCTGGTATGATATGGTGTCCGGAACAGAAGTTTGCGGATGACGTCATGGAAGAATGCGCAGCCTTCCCATATGGCGATCATGATGACCTGGTAGATAGTACGACACAAGCCATCATGCGTTTTAGACAGGGTGGTCTGATTACGCATCCTGAAGATTATGTTGACGAACAAGTTAACAAACAGAAACGGAGTTACTATTAGATGGCAAACAAATATCACAGACAAGGATTTAGAGCAGCAGGTATCGTTTTAAGTAAACTTGCAAAAAAGAAAGATAAGACAGACTTTGAAAAATTTTTTGAAAATGTTTACACTAAAGATAAAACTGGCAACAAAGATAGAATGATAGATGCTTTAAATAGAGCTATCAAAGAAGAAAGTAAAAAGAAAAAGAAAAAAGGTAAAACACCACCAGATGAGGGTGGCACGGGTAGTATTACAGGTGGTGGAGAAGACGCTGTAAGATTTTACAATAGAATTATGACAGGTAAAATTGGTGGCACTAAACCTCAAGAGATGCCAAGCAAAAAATTTATTAAAAAATTTTTAGATAAGAAAAAATAATGTCAGGAATAAAAATATTATTCAATCAGTTATTGAAACAAGCTGCAAAAGACTCTGGTCAAGCTTCAGGTATTATGTCTATTGGTGACAGCGTAAGAAAGTTAGCTGAAAATAAATTAAAAGCTTTTGTAGCTTCTGCTCAAAGACAAGGTGTTGATCTTGATGCAATGAACGAGCAACAAATAAAATATATTTTAGAATTAAATAAACCTCAAAATAAAATGAGAGTTATATCTCAAGGTGACCCTGAGTTTGAAAACATTATGAATCAAATGTTGGGTAGAAAGAAGAAAGCAGACGTGTTTGATCTTGAAGGTAAAAAAATTGAAGACACAAGAAATATAATGGGTGGTAAAGAATTTATTGATAAACCTCGTACCGTTGCAAAACTTAGAGGCATGGTTGAAAATGTTAATAAAGTTGAAGGAGACATGAAACCTTTAGGAACAGATTATTCTGCTTCAATAGATAGAAAAGAATTTTTTGATCCTAAAGCAAAAAATAAATATGGTAAAATGGTTGGATCGGGTTCAGAATTTTTTGAAAAGTTAAGAAATTTTCATGCAGGTGAGATTAAAAGAAAAACTGAGAACATGGTTTCAAGAAAACACCCTAATTATAAACTTTTAAAATCTTCGTTGGATGATCAAAAAGATGCATTAGAAGCTGTGAAGATTGCAGAAGATTTAGGTGGAAATGAAAACATGTATGATTTTTTAAGAATGAAGAATGTGAGTGTGTATGAAAATAGAAAACCAATAAAAAGATCTGACTACGTTAAAGATGTGCCAATAGATGATCCAGAAGATTTGGCAACCGGTGGTCGTGCAGGATTTAAGATGGGTAGACGTGCTTTCTTAAAAGCTTTGGGCGCGGGAGTGACAGGACTTGGTGCACTTAAAACAGGGATCTTTTCTGGTTTTGGTAAAGAAGGAACAAAACAAGTTACAAAAGAAATTGTAAAGACTCCACCAGTCCCTGGTAAACCAGAATGGTTTGATAATTTAGTTAACAAAGTAATTATACAAGGGGACGATGTAAGTAAAAATTTTGCAGTACAAGATCGTCAAGTTGTTCACAGAGTTCTTTTAGATAAAGACGGAAAAGCTATAGATGCTAAACAAGCAGATAAAATTAAACAAGAAGGAAATGTTTACGACGTAGAAGATATAACAGTTACTAGAAATTTAGATGATGGTGAAATTAGAGTTACTTATTACAGTGATAAAAATATGGGAGCAGGAGATTCTGATACCAATAAATTAAAACAATTTGCAACAAATCAAAAACCTACAATGAAAGAATTTATAGAATCTAAAAAGAAACAAGAAATTGTAGAGGAAGTAAACTCAAGCGATTTAAGTGCTACCGAATATTTAAATAATAAATATGGTGAACCTATTTATGAACCACCTGATATAGATCCAGAAGACTTTGCATCAGGTGGTATTGCTAGAATGTTAGGTGAGTAATGTCAGACGTACAAGAAAAAATCTTAGAGTTAATGGATCTCTTTGATGAAGATGAAGTTACAACCGCTAACAAAATACCAAGACCACAATCATCTTTAGACAAAGAAGCATTCGACGATTTTAACATACGTAATCCAAAAGCAGGTGGTGGTATGTTAGTGCAACCAAGTGCTGATGGTCGTAGACCTGGGTATGCTGGTAAGGATCAATATGTCATTTCTGATGAATTAAAAGAAAAGATAAAAAATAAAATAAAATTAAAACCAGGACAAAAATGGAATTTTTATAATCCTGAAACAGGCAAAGGTCATACTTTTGGTGTTAAAAAATCTGATGATATAAAATTATATGATAGAGCTAGAAATATTGGAACACCTGGAAGATTAGAAACTAAATTAAAAAAAGCTACGGAAAAATATAAAGAAATAAAAACCAACCCTAAATTGTTAGCACAAAAGAAAGCTTACGATAGAGAGTTGTATATGGGAAAACGAGACGAAATTTTGGAGGCTCGAAGATTAAAATATGAAACAGATAAAGATTTTAGAGAAAAAAAATTAGAGTGGGCTAGACAAGATAAAATTAAAAATCCTGAAAAATATAAACAAAAATTAAATGATTATTTTGCAAAGAAAGGAAGATTTCCCCCTGGAAATAATTACAAAGAAAATGTTTGGCGAGATATGTTTAGATCATCACAAAAATCAGGACAAGAAAGATTTTTACTTGTAGATGAAAAGGGTAATTTATTAACTGAAGATAAGTTTCCAAGAATAAAAAATAAAGTAAGATGGGATGTTGGTGGTGCTTATAAAAAAATAAAATTTTATGACACGGTAACAAAACAGTTTGTGAAGTTTGATAACAGTATAAAAGGTAAAGGAATTACTTTTGAAAAATATTTAGATCAAAAATCTGTTGGAGGCAAAGGTGCTTATAAAAATGCTATTAATGGATATAAAAATAAAGACGATATAAAAAATTTAACTTTTAAAGATTCGAAAGGTAAAACAATTCGTCTAGGAACCATAGTGCAAGAAAGATTAAATGATGGTGTAAATTTTATTAATAGTGGTGTTAATGTTCAACACTCTGATCTTAATAACGCCTTTTGGAAAAACGAAGTCACCCTAGCCTCTTCAAATAACAAATTAAATTATCTAGAACAAACTTTAGAAAGAAAATTAAAAAACGCCGGTAATGACATTTCCGCACGAACTAAAATAATAAATAATTTTAAATCAGAAATTAACAAACAACCAGGTGGTATAACTAAAATTGTTGAAGGAAAAACTTTAGGAGTGGAACCAACAACAAAATCAGTTGTGGAAGCTGTTGGTAAAGAATTTAAATTAACTAGGTTTAAAGATTTTAATAATCTTTTATTAAAACTTTCTGCACAAATAGATTCTAATTGTGCAGGTGCAATAAAACAAGCATCAAAGGATGGTGGTCGTATAGGATTGAAAACAATTGGCTCTCAAGAAGTGTGTATTACAAAAGCAAAAAACTACATGAATGAAACACTTCAAAGAGGTATTGGCACAGAAACTAACGTAAAAACAAGTTTAATAAAAAGAATATTGTCAGGCACAGCTAATTTTTTAAAACAAAATTTAAGTCCAAAAGAAATATTTAAATTAGAAAATTTAATAGGTAAACCTGCATTATATGGCGCAGCTGCTTTTGAAACAGGTTTTGTGGCTGATGACGTTTTAAGAAAAGGTAAACCTTTAAATGTTGCAGCCGCCGAAAGTTTATTTGGTGATTTATTAAATTTGGATGCAGATGCAGCTAGAGCAAAAAATTTATTAGAATCAAACGTTCAATTGTCACCAGCTGCAAAAGAATACGCACAAAATATTTTAGATTACGATAGATACAGAAAAAATGAATTAAGTTTTCCTGCTTCTTTAATAGCAAAAAAAATGCCCGGTTCTGATAGGTACTTTAAAATGCAAGAAGATTTAAGAAATAAAATTGAAAATACACCAGACACCGGAGCCATGGATTATATGTCAGCATTAGATGAATCAGAGGGAGCTTTTAAAGCAAAACCAAAGTTTTTAGATGCGCCAGATAAACCAGAGATTACACCTTTAACGAATAAATTTGCAAATCCTCCAGGAACAAGAATTGGACCCATGACCGCAAAACGAGACATGCAGATAGATTTATCTTTGCCAACTTACGACAGATCTTTTACGGCAAGTGATGAGGAGTTAAATCAATATCTTAAAAGCATTGGCGAAACCCCTTTAGAACCTGGTGAAGGCACTTTATTTAGAATGAGAGAACCAGATCAAAGAGGTTTATTTGGCACTCAAGAAAGATTTGCAGATGGTGGTTTATCAGGTGGTGATAAGTCAGGACCACCACCAGAATCTGGACCTACACCTCATGGGTTGCCAGGCATATTAAAACGTGTTAAGAACATATAGGAGTAATAAATGGCAGAAATAGAAAAAGGACTCCCGAACACTCGTACTAAACTTGAAATACCTTCAGACGAAGAGTTGCAAGAAGTAGCCGTTCAGGAAGAAGAACAAGATCCAAAAGGACCTGTAGAAGTCGTACCAGAAGAAGATGGTGGTGCAACAATCGACTTTGAACCAGGTGCAATCAACATACCTGGAACAGAA